GGAAAGGTTGATACCTTCAAGAACTGGATTGAAAACAATTCACTGCAAGATCCATTCTGGGAACAGGTGATTAAACCTTTAATCAAAGAAGTTGGAAAGGCAATGAATAAAGTGCCATTGTTTATGTCTTTAGATAAAAGAGATAAAAAGGATAAGTTCCAACGTATTGAAGGAACGCTAGAACCAATTGACAAACAAGGTGCATTGTTCTTTAACATTGATGAGAAAGACAATCCACACATGGAACGAATGAATGATGAATTACTTGGTGTAGATCCAAACAGTAAAATGATGGATGGACCAGATGGACTAGAAGGTGGAATTTGGATTATCAAAAATATATCATCAAAACAAAATGCTGACTATCATGTTGGTCATGTAAGTAACAGAAAATACTAAATTATGTTTATAGAAAAGGAAGATTTAGGAAGTGTCATTTATGAATATCAGTTAGATCAGATTACTGATGGCAATGACGATATTGTAACTCAAGGAATAGCAGCTGCAATTGAAGAAGCAAAAAGTTATTTAACACCAAATATCAATAGTAAACAATGGATGGATGGAAGGATTCTTTATGATGTTGAAGCTATATTCACAGCAACAGGATTAGACAGAAATTCATTGATATTACAACATTGCTGTACTTTGGCAAAATGGCACATTGCACAATTGTGTAATGCTGATTTCATTTATGAAAAAGCCAAAGACAGATACGACAGAGCAATTGATTGGTTCAGCAAAATTGCAAAAGGAACTATCAATTTAACATCATTGCCACAACTGGTGCGTGATGAAACAACAGCAGGTTCAAAACAACCTTTTGAGTTTGGTTCAAGAACAAAATTTAATCACGATTATTAAGATGTCAACAGAAAAAACTACAAATACAGAAGCGTATTCTTCAATTGTTCCGGTCTTTGAATTAGCAGACAAAGCTGGTGCTTGGAAAGTGAAAGGAACTGGTAAAAACTATATCTCTGGTATTGTTCCAAAAACAGTTACACAAACTCGTAAAGACATTAAAGAATGGCTTAATGCACAACAATTGGCATTGGCTGCTGAAAATCCAAAACGTTTTCCTTATCATAACTTATTGGTTGAAATTCAAAAGGATTTGCATTTGCGTTCGCAAATCAATAACAGAATGTTGAAATCTCTTTCACAGTCATTTATCTTAAAAGACAAAAGTGGAAAGCCAGATGAAGAGCTAACCTTGTTATTCAATAATAAATCATTTGTTTATGGCATCAATAAAGCCATTTTAGAAACCGTTTATTTTGGGCACTCCTTAATTGAATTCAACTATAATGGAACAGAAATTACCGTTACTTTAATTCCTAGACAGAATGTTGATCCTGTAAACGGATTACTGTTTTTTGATTATACAGATGATGGTAAAAAAGTAAAATATCGTGAACAAAAAGAATATGGTTCATGGTTAATGGAATTTGGTGAACCTAAAGACTTAGGTTTATTGAATGGTTGTGTACCACACGTTCTATTCAAACGATTTGCTCAAAGTTGTTGGAGTGAATTAGCTGAAATCTATGGAATTCCACCACGTGTGATGAAAACCAACACACAGGACAAAGTGATGACTGATCGTGCCAAAAGAATGATGCAAGACATGGGTTCTGCTGCATGGTTTATTATTGATGATTCTGAAAGCTTTGAGTTTGCAAAAGGTGTTTCTACAAATGGTGATGTTTACAAAAACTTAATTCAGCTTTGTAACAATGAAATGTCGATGGGAATTAGTGGAGCTGTAGTTGGTCAAGACACAGTTAACGGTTCAAACTCTAAAGAAAAAACTAGTATATCAATTGTTCAAGACTTAGTTGATAGTGATTTGACTTTGCTAGAACAGGAGTGGAACACTAAAGTTATTCCTGGACTAGTTATGTTAGGAATCATTCCAGAAGGTTACACTTTTGGTTTTGATCCGACAGAAGATTTACAAGAGCTTTGGAAAATGACAACTGAAGCTGCTAACTTTTTAGAGATAGATCCAGAATGGGTTAAAACTAAATTTGGTATTGAAGTAACTGGTATTAAAAAAGCAGATGCTTCACAAAAAATGAACTTTAATTTTGGTCCTGATTTTTTCGTTTAAGCCCTGATTATTTCAGGGCATTACATACACGATTAGACAATTTGTATAATTGTACTTGTGATGATTGCCAAACTCAAAAAACAACATTAAACCTAGCAATTAGTGAATCGTTTAAAAAGCTTTTAAAGATTGGTGAAAAAGCATTTAAACATTTGCATAAAAAAGGAAAGTACAGTCCAGAAGATTTGAAAACTGAAAAACCATATCAGAATTTGATTCAATCAACTTTTGACATTTTCAATTTTACAATACAGGATAATGAAATGCCAGAAGCTATGCTAAAAGCACTTCAAAGTGATGCTTTTATGTTTGGTTCATTGAAAGCTAATGCACAACTTTTTGAAGCTTCAAAAATGCTGTTGAATGATGATGGAAGATTGAAACCTTTTTCTGAAGTAAGCAAGCAGTTTGATAAGTTGAACGTAAACTATAATCAGAACTATTTGGAAGCTGAATATGAATTTGCAGTTGCAAGTTCTCAAATGGCTGCGCAATGGTCAGAGCTTGGAAGTTCTGAACGTTACAACTTGCAATATAGAACTGCTAAAGATGAACGTGTTCGTGAAAGTCATCAAGCTTTGGCAGATATTACTTTACCAAAAGAAGATGCTTTTTGGAGTTCATTTTATCCACCAAACGGATGGCGTTGTAGATGCACAGCAGTCGAGGTTCTGAAAGATAAGTACGATGTAAGTAATTCTGAAGTTGCAATTAAAGCTGGTGACAAAGCCACAACTGAAATTGGAAAGGATGGAAAGAACCGATTAGAAATTTTTAGATTTAATCCAGGACAAAAAGAAGTAGTGTTTCCACCAACGCATCCTTATACTAAAGTTAAAGGAGCTAAAGAAGTTAAGAAAAATGAATCCTAACGATTTTATAAAGAACATAATTAGTGATGTTAGAGTTGATTTAACGGAAGAGTTTGACAGGAACTTTGAACGTAAAGCTTTCTTTGATAAGAAATGGCGTGGCACTAATTTACCAAACCAAAGAGGTTCTTTGCTGATGCGTTCTGGTAAGTTGCGCCGATCTATTAAAGCAACTCAAACAGGAACACAAGTTAGTTGGTCTAGTTCTTTACCTTATGCAAGTATCAACAATGAAGGTGGTGAAATAGTAGTCACTGAAAAGATGAAATCTTTCTTTTGGGCAATGGCTTACAAAGCAGGAATGGCAGCAGGAAAAGGAAGTAGTGAAAGAAGCAAGAAACTATCTGCTGAAGCACAACAATGGAAAAACTTAGCACTTCAGAAAGTTGGTAGTGTGATGAAGATTGAACAACGCCAGTTCATTGGTGACCATCCAATTGTTAGGCAACGAATTGAAGATGTTATTGGTAACAACTTTAAAGAATTAGAAACTTATTTTTATAATAAATTGAAACAACGATGAAAGCATTTTTAGAAACGGTTCAAACAAAATTAGCTGCTGTAACTGAATTAAAATACATTGATGAAGATTGGGGACAATTGGACAGTTATAGTCCAAATCCACCAGCGGCTTTTCCTTGTGCATTGATTGATATTACTTCCTTAGTGTTTTCTAATATTGGAAAGGACAATTCAGCTAATCCTATTAATAGACAAACGGCTGAAGGAACTATTACTTTTATCATTGCTAATTTGAAACTTAGTAATACAAGTAAACAAGCACCACAAACTCAAAAAGATAATGCTTGGAAGGTTTGGGAAATTATGCAAAAAATTCATGAACAAATTCATGGATGGAAACCAACTGAAGATAGCGGAGCTTTAATGAGAACATCACACAAAAGAATAAGACGTGATGATGGCATTCAAGAATATCAAGTTACTTATTCCTTGAGTAAAGCAAATGTTTAAGAAAACAATTGTGTTTGGCTGTTGATTGCTTCTTCAACTTTTCTTAGTTCTAAGGTTACTGGCGTTGTAAGGATTTGGTAAAGTGTAGTTCTTGATATTGGATAGATTGGAAAAATGTAATGCTCTAATATTTGAGTTAAAGGAGTGTAAGGATGTTCCTTTTGTTTTTCTTGGTAAAGTTCTTTGATGAGTTTATAACGCAATAGCTTATTGCGCTGAACTCCAAGTTCTCTATTTACTTTTCCTTTTGCCATAAGACAAAAATATATAACTTATTTGAAATAAAAAAACCAACTTTTTACAGTTGGTTTTTTGTTTATACTATTGACAAATATTTTGGTAGTGGTTCAATTACTTTTGCAACTGTAAAAATCCAACAATCTCCAATTGGAATCGGTTCAGATTTTATTAAATCATAACCTAGTTCCTTCATCACTTTTTGTGGGTGTTCTTTAACTTCACAATTATATGCCGTTATTATATCAAATCTTAACTCTATCATTTTAATATGATTTTAAAATACTTACAGAGTTATCATTTGTGACGTACTTATATTTTAAGTCTTTATTTACTCGATATTCATTAGCTGAAGCTGTGAATGTTGTGTTCCAGAATGGTTGTAAGTTTTCTGATGAACTATTGACTTCTTTGAAGATGTAAGTTCCATCTTGGCTAACTAACCAGACTACTAATAGACATTGTTGTTTTTCTTCAGCTGTGATTTCTTTTTTGTCTTCAGCTGTGAAAGTTGATGGTGTGTAAACAACTACTTTGTACTTTTCATCGCGAAGTGTTCTGTCTGTGGTTTTGAAATATTCAAACTTAGTTCCAGCTGAAGCTGCAATTTTATCTGAAGTATTTTTAACCTGGTCTAAGGTGTTGGAATTAACTAATGAGTTAATTGTTTCTGTGTCTTGAGCTGTTGCTATTGTTGTAAGCAATAAAGCTATAAAAAGAATTGTTTTTTTCATTTTAATTTAGGTGTTATTGAAACTGATTCAAGTTTAAATTTAGTAATTAAGTTGTCTTTTTGTTCTAGTATTAAACCAGCCACTCCATGACCTATTAAATCTTTGTTTTTTAAATACAAGTTTAATTCATCCGATTTAACGTTTACCATTATAAAATTATTTTGTTGTCTGCAAACGGCTTCAGCAATTAGTTTTGTATGATCAAAATTATCATGTAATGGAACAAATCTTGGAATATCTACAACTGCTGCAACGTCAAAATTTTCAGGCAATTGAATCTTAAATTTATAATCTTTCATAATTCAAAAGTAATAAAATTATACTATTTATGATATACTATCTATTGATATTTAATAAATTATACCATAAATGGTTTAATATCGTTTATCAGTCCAATGAATAATCTTTCCTGTGAAGTCTTCATTGAAGTAAGCAAAGAAGTCTTCTATTGTATCAAAGCCATCGTTTTGAGCTAGTAATTTAACTTCTTCAAATAACAAAACGTTGTTATCGACAATTACATCCAGATGATTGAATCTTTTTGGAGCTATTTTTGACAACTCTAAACTTCTAATTTCATTCAACCAAATAATTTCAATTTTTTGTGTACTAACAACTGGAATGCGTGGAGCAAAGCGATACATATCTTTTTTTCGAACATTGATAAAAAAATCAATCATTGTTCCTGGTTTCCATCTATTCTTTTTGTCTTCACGAATGGTGTGTATTTTAGGTTTTACTTCGTGATATTTATCAATATCATTCATTCTATATTCTTGAATCATTTCACCTTCAGGAATAGTATATTTAATCTTGTAAAAGGTTTCATCAGATAATGCTTTCTTTATTCCTTTAAAAATCTTTTCAACAAAGTAGGTTGGTTTTCCATTTATCTG